AAGCTGTAGTAGTCCCATTAATCAAAGAATATATGGAAATTAGTGTTAAAAATGACGACCAATTAATCAAGATGGCAGCTATTGTACAACGTTTATCTACAGGAGCAGCTTCAAATGGTGATGGTGGTTTATTAACTGAAGAAGAAATGGATCAATTAATGGATGTAGCTGAAGAAATAGCTAAAACTGTTGAAAAACCTAAACAAATAGAAGCGCCAACTAAAGAAGAAACAGAATAAAATGCCATATGGAGTAGGAAATATAAACCCAGGAAGAACAAATCTTCATTCCTCAGGACAATTAGTTCCTGTTAAAGTAATGGATGTTATATTAGATTTAGATCATCCTTTATCTGAAAGGTATGGTTTTTGGGATAGTTTAGGAATGATATTTTATATTAAAGTATCTAAATTAGTAACTAATCCTGAATTAGAATCATCTATAAAAAGAAATGATCAAGGTCAAATATTGACTACAATGGATAGAGCTAAACCTTTATTTGCTAATTTAAAATATTATCCTTTAAAGGGAGAAGTAGTAATGGCTTTAAGTAGTACAAAGAAAACAGAAGAAAAAAAACAAACATACTACCTCCCTAATTTAAATATATGGAATCATCCTCACCATAATGCTATTCCAAATCCTAATGTTGATGATGCTGCAACACAAAATGATTATAAATCATACGATCTTAGTGGGGGAGGGTTAGTAAGACACGTAACAGATGGAGCAACAGATATACCTTTAGGAAGATATTTTAGAGAACAAATGAATATAAAACCTCTATTACCTTTTGAAGGAGATCACATATTAGAAGGTAGATTTGGAAATTCTATAAGATTTGGATCTACAGCAAGAAATAAAGAGGGTACAATTTTAGGTTCAAATAATTGGTCTCAAGCGGGGCAAATAGGAGATCCTATTACTATAATTCGTAATGGCCAATCAGATGAATTAGATAATAAAGGTTGGGAACCAACAACCGAAGATGTAAATAGAGATCCTTCATCAATATATTTAACTTCTACTCAAAAGTTAGATAATTTTAATCCAGCATCTACAAATTGGCAGTCTTGGGGGGCTGAACCAACAATAGTTGAAGATCCTATAGCAGCTTTAACTTCTCCTCCAGCTGAAGATATACCTCAAGAAGAGGTAAATGGAGATGCTTGGGGTAGTGGGGATGAGGATAGTACTTCAAAAGAAAAAGAAAATGTTAATGTTAACAATTTAGAGGAAGAAGAATCAGATGCTAAAGCCCCACCAGAAACAGATAATAAAGATGAATTATCTTTATATGATGAGTTAATTGAAAGTGGAGATTATGAGGAAGATGACTTTGAAAATGTTATGGCACCAGAAGATATAGGATTTACTCCAATAGAATATTTAGAAGACCCATTAACTGGATTCCCACAAACAAACGAAGATGGAAGTTATAAAACAATTAATATAGATGTAGCAAATGTAACCTCAGCAGGAAGTTTAGCTGTTCCATTAATGGCTCAACAAGATGCAAAATGGTCTTCAACCAAAACAAGATATACAGTAGGAGGTACACTTAGTTATGGACCCGCTGGGTGTGCTAATTTATCATGTTGTATGGTTGCTTCTTTTTATCAAAATAAAATAATAACTCCTTTTGATTTAATGGGGTCTCCTCCTACAAATAATTTAAGTCTTAAAGATAGTACTCCTAATGGTTCTGGGGTTTTATGTGAATGGGATCAAATTGCAAAAAATGTTATGGGTGGTAGAAAATATAAAGCTCATATGAAAGGAGGAAAAGGAGCAGGAGGAACAGCTATAGTAGATTTTTTAGTAGCTAAGATAGATGCAAAAATACCTGTAATATGGGAGAAAAAACAAGTAAAAATAGAGGGTAAAAAACACTCAGGTACTAGAATAGCCTATTATGGTCAATCTGAAGAAAGATCTCCAAATGTACACCCATATGTAGGAGGTACTCAACACTGGATGGTTATAGTAGGATACACTCCATCAACATCAGGAGGAAACCCAACATTCCAAGTTAATGACCCAAACAGTGCTGCTTTTAGACCAACAGTACCAGTTGAAGATTTAGTTAAAGGTTTAGGAAGGTTTGTTACATTTGAATAATAGAAAATAAAATATGGAAGCACCAGAACAACCAAACGTATATGAAGGAAAGCAAGTATTAATAAATTCAGACAGATTAGTATTTAATGCTAAAGCAGATTCTATATTAATATACTCAAATAAACACATAGCATTTAGTTCTAATGGAAATATTCATTTTGATACAGGAGATGAAGGAAATTTTGTAATGAACTCAAAAAATATATCTTTAGGTTTAGAAGGAGATAAAAATTTACCTCCAGAACCTGCCGTTTTAGGTAATCAAATGGAAAAAACAATGATAGAGATGTGTGAGATGTTAGAAGGTATGATATATACTTTAGAATTTTCATATCCCCCTTATTGTTTAGCTCCTCCTGTAGGGCCAAATGTACCAGGAGGTGCGACTCCTTTTGTTGAAGTAAAAAATAAATTAAATACAATTAAAAAGAACCTCCCTTTATTTAAAAGTAGTAGAGTTAATCTACCAACAGATAATATGTATGGTGAGAGCCCTGGGGGTTCTTATGATAGAGGAGAATAAAAATTGATAAAATGCAAGCAGCAGTAGCAAAATTATTACAAAAAAATGAAGGCCTTCTAAACAAAGCTAAACAAAAACTTAAAGAAGAAGGAGAAAAGGGTGTTTTAAAATTAAAAAAACGAATACCTACCCAAAATGATATAATGGATCAATTTTCAAATAATTCATGTAGTAAAGCTGGTATAAATAAAGCTGAAAAAAATTATCAAAGACTAAAAAAAGCAGTAAATTTCATTAAAAAAGCTATAGAATCAGCTAAAAAAGCTTTAGAATATTTACAAAAAATGATTCAAAAAGTATTAGATATAATAGCAAAAATAACGGCCGTTTTAGGAGCAGTAGCTATTATAATTAGTATATTAAAAGGAGTTATTAAAGTAGGAGAATTATTAATTAAAGGTGTAGGGATGCTTCCAGGAAAATTTTCATTTCCACCAGGACCCTTAATTATAGCAGATAAAGCAGCAACCTTAGCTAAAGGAACAATAGAAATATTAAATTCAGCCGTTAAAGCTTTTACAAAAGCATTAGCACGCCCAACAGAAATAGCAATGCAAATAATGGCGATAATAACAGCAGCATTAGCAGCATTAGCTCTTATATTAAACCTTATAAGCATGGTGTTACAAATGATTGAAACATTATTTTTAACTATGTTAAATAAATGTGCTACATCTAATCCTGGAGGAGATAATACTCAAACAATAAACACAGTAAATGGCCAAACCCCGGAAGAATACCTAGCAGGTATGGGATACCCAGGATATACAATGGATAATATAAAACTAGAAGATAGAGACCCATATGATTACTCAGATCCTTTAGCAACTTATTATGAAAGTATAATTGCCAACCTAAAACTAGCAGGGGCTAATGAAGTAATAGAAAAAATATATAATGCTAAATTTGAAATGATAGGATACAGACGTTATGGTATTATGGGAATGGGTGATCCTTCATTTACTGAAAAATTTGACGATAGAAGCCCAGATGATTAATAAAATTAAAAAAATTTATATTTATAACAAACCAATATTAAAATATGAAAGCAAAAACATTTGAAAATCTAATTAGAAAAGTAGTTAGAGAAGAAATCGATTATGCGTTACGTAGAGAAATTAAATCACTTAAAGAAGACTTACGTGATGAGTTAAAACCAACTATTGTAGAACATAAAGAAAGAATGGTTGAAGTTCCTGATAATACAATATCTGAAACAGTTAAATCATCTTTAAGAGAAAAAATAATGGGTTCTACACCTATTAAAAAAAGACCAAAACAAAATTTTGTAAGTAATAGTACGTTAAATGATTTATTAAATGAAACAGCTGCGGGAGATACAAATACCCAAACAGCTTTGGCCCCTATGACAGATCCTTTTTCATCAGGAGCTCCAATGCCTATGGAAACAACAGGAATGCCTGAACCAGTAGCAAAAGCTGTTACAAGAGATTATAGTGGTTTAATGAAAGCAATAAATAAGAAAAAAGGAAGATAGATGCCTGAAGTAGGAGAAGTAATAAATATAAACCCAATAAACCTCCAAACAGATGTAGCTGTTGGGGTAACTCTTCCTTTTGATGGTAATGCTGTTTTTAATTCTTCTTATACAACTCAACGTCAAGTAAAATCAAACTTAATTAATGTATTATTAACAGAACCAGGAGAAAGAGTATATGAACCTAGTTTTGGAGTAGGATTAAGATCTCTTTTATTTGAACAACAAATTAAAGAAGCAGAACTTGAAACCAAAATAAAGGACCAAATAGATCTTTATATACCTGAAATAGAAGTAATGAATGTAGAAATAGAATTAGTAGCAGACGAACATACATTATATATAAGATTATACTATAGATTCCTATTAGATAATACAACAGACTCAATTCAACTTAATTTTAGATAATGACCTATTCAAAAGTATCAAATAAAGAACAAGATAAAGAAGTTAAATACTTAAATAAAGATTTTAATAACTTTAAACAACAGTTAATAGAATTTACTAAAATATATTATCCAAATACTTATAATGATTTTAGTGAAGGTTCCCCTGGTATGATGTTTTTAGAAATGGCAGCTTATGTAGGAGATGTATTATCTTTTTATACTGATACCCAATTACAAGAAACTTTTTTAGCATTAGCACAGGAAAAAGAAAACCTATATCATTTAGCATATGCTTTAGGATATAGACCTAAAATAACAACCACTGCAAATGTTGATTTAGATGTATTCCAATTAGTTCCTGCAAAAGTAGTAGATGGAGTTTATAAACCAGATTATAAATATGCTGTAAAAATAAACGCAGGATCTACTTTTAAATCCACAGAAGGACCTATATTTAGAATAGATGAAAGGGTAGATTTTAATTTCTCCTCATCTTTTGACCCTACAATAATAGATGTATACCAATTAGATAATGCAGACAACCCAGAATATTATCTTTTAAAGAAAAACGTTAAATCAATACAGGCAGATAAACAATCACAAACATTTACAATAGGATCATCAACTAAATTTACAACATTAAATATAACAGCTCAAAATATAATAGGAATAGATTCTGTAACAGATGGTGATGGTAATAATTGGTATGAAGTACCTTATTTAGCTCAAGATACTATTTTTGAAGAAGTAGAAAATATAGGAGCTAATGATCCTACCCTATTTCAATATAATCAACAAACACCTTATCTTATAAAATTAAAAAAAGTTCCAAAAAGATTTGTATCTAGATTTTTATCGGATGGAAGTCTACAACTACAATTTGGGTCAGGGATAAGTGATAAACCAGATGAACAAATAATACCAAACCCAGATAATATAGGTTTAGGAATTAAAGATGGAAGAAGTAAATTAGATATGGCTTTTGACCCATCAAATTTCTTATATACAAGAGCTTATGGAGAATCCCCTTCAAACACAGTAATAACAGTAAATTATCTAACAGGGGGAACTATAAATTCTAATGTAAGTTCAAATACTATAACAAAACCAGAAACTCTTGATATAACACAAGCACCTAATTTAGATATTCCTATGATGCAGTTTATAAAAGGATCTATAACAACTAATAACCCATTAGCAGCTTCAGGAGGGGGTAGTGGGGATTCTATAGAAGAAATCAGAATGAATACTATGGCAGCTTTTTCAGCCCAACATAGAACAGTAACTAAAGATGATTATATAGTTAGAACTTATTCTATGCCTCCTAAATTTGGTAGAGTAGCTAAAGCTTATATAACACAAGATGATCAACTTTCACCTTTAACAACAGAACCAAATCGTATTCCTAATCCTTTAGCTTTAAATTTATATACTTTAGGATATAATAAAAATAAAAAACTAACAACATTAAATGCAGCAACAAAAAAGAACCTAAGTACTTATTTAGAACAACATAGAATGTTAACAGACGCTATTAATATCAAAGATGCTTTTGTAATTAATATAGGAGTTGAATTTGAAATAGTAACATTAAAAAGATACAATAATACAGAAGTTCTCTTAAATTGTATGTCAGAATTAGCAGATTTTTTCAATATAGATAAATGGCAAATAAACCAACCTATTATTACAAATGAAATAGCTAATTTAATAGGAGGTGTAGAGGGTGTATTATCAGTAAATGATATAATATTAACAAACAAAAGTGGTGTCCCTGAAGGTTATTCACAATACAAATATGATTTAGAATCAGCAACGAGAAAAGGAGTAATTTACCCTTCAATGGATCCGAGTATTTTTGAAGTAAGATTCCCTCACTCAGATATTAAAGGACGTGTAACAACATATTAAAATGGCATACTATTCAATATTTCCCGAAAAAGATACAACAATATATAGTCACCCAAACAGAACTAAAACAAATACAGGAAAGGATGAAATTCTTGAGATTGTAAAAGAAAAAGGGACTTCTGATGTAAGATATTATGCTTCAAGAGTTCTTATAAAATTTAAAAACGAAGAAGTTAAATCAGTTATATCTGATAAAATTGGGTCCTCTATATTTAATAATGGTACAACAACAACAACTTTAGAACTATTTTCTACTGAACATAAAAATTTAATACAAACATTAAACCTAAACGCATACGCTGTATCACAATCATGGGATGAAGGAACAGGTAGATTTACAAATTTACCAACATCATCAAATGGAGCATCTTGGGTATATAGAGATAATGATATAGATGCAACCCAATGGACTACTTCAGGGTTTGGAAATGCTACAACAGGCTCTATAAATGCTTCTGGAGTAACAGAAGGAGGAGGAGTTTGGTATACAGGTAGTAATTTTCAAGGCACTCAACAATTTTTAGATGGAGATAGTTTAGATGTAAGCATTGATGTAACTACAATAGTTCAAGCACATTCTGCAAGTTTATTCGCGGGTAGTGTTTACCCAACAGGTATAAAAAACCATGGTTTTATAATTAAACAACCAGAATCAGTAGAAATAGCTACATCAAGTAGTTTTGGGGAAATGAAATATTATTCAAAAGATACTCATACTATTTATCCACCAAAATTGACTTTTAAATGGGATGATTCTACTTTTAATTTACCATCAGGAGCTACAACTTTAAATAGTGGGGATATATTTTTATCTTTACATAATAATAAAGCTATATTTCAAAGAGCTTCAAAACAACGTTTTAGAATAACAACAAGAAAAAGATTTCCAGATAGAACTTTTGTAACAAGTTCAAATTATTTAGATATACAATATCTACCAGCTACTAGTTATTATAGTTTAAGAGATGCAGACACAGATGAAGTAATAATTCCTTTTGATACTTCTTTTACAAAATTAAGTGCGGATAGTGAAGGTATGTATTTTGATTTATATATGGATGGATTACAACCAGAACGTTATTATAAATTACAATTCAGAACAGATAATAATGATGGTATTCAAATATTTGATGAAGATTACTTTTTTAAAGTTATAAGATAATGGCAGATTTATATAAAGAAAGACAACTCCAAATCCCTGAGGATCTACCTGAATTATTACCAGAAATAGATAATAGACAAAATATCTATATAGAAAAGAAAATGTATGGAAAAAACTCTATGCAGACTCTAATAGATGGTGAATTTAATGAGATTGTAAAACCTAAGAAAAAAGATGTAGCTCAATTTTATAAATTATATAGAGAACTTTTTTATGATATTCCTCAAGAAGGAGATAAATCACATACATCTTTAATACTAGAAAGCACAGATTATGTTAATAATTTTGAAGACCCAAGAGATAAAGAAATAGAAGATTTAGAAGCACAAATAGATGAACTAACAGAACAAGTAGAAGAGTTAAAAATACCTAAAGAACATCCATGGTTCCCTAATGGGACTGTTTTATCTAAAGATGGAGGAGGTGCATATTTTCTTATGGATGAAGGAAAGAAAAGAAAAATAATAGGAGGAAGGCCCGCAAGAGTATGGACAGCTTTAAAACAAGCTTTAGGATATAAAGCAGATGATGATGATTTTAAATCAGGAGCTGTTAGAAATGTACCTGCACAATTAGTAGAGAATTTAAAAGAAGGTCCTCCCTTTGATTGGGAAGATTTATATGGAGGGAAAGAAGAAACAATAGAAGAAAAGGTAACTAGATTAACAAGCACAAAAGATCTTAGATTAGACCCTTCATTGTTTGGTTCTACTAAAGAGTGGTTGATAGCAGTAGATAAAGAAGCAGAAGAAGAATTTGCTTTAGAAAGAAACTTAGAACAAAGGTATTATAAAATAAAAGATGATATGAATTATGGAAATGCAGAAGAAAGAGCAGAAGCAAAAGAACAAAAACCAGAAGCAAAAGCTGCATTAAATGCTTCAAGAGATAGATTAATTACTCTTAAAGAACTATACTCAAAAGTAGTAGGATTTAGACCTGGGGGAGTTTTAGCATTTACAAATAATAATTTTTCAGCAGATCCTTTTACTCATATGAATATGGACCAAATACAAGAAATATGGGAACAAGTAACTGAAGAAATGGATGATAGAGACCCAGAAGAACTAGCAGAAGATAGAAGACAATTTGTGGGGTATTCAGATGGAAAAGAAGGTCTAGGATGGCTAGGTAGGGAAGGTAGAAACTTTAATGTTGATAGGACTATATCTTAAAAATGGCAAAAAAGTTTAATAAATATAGTAAAAAAGCTTTGGGAGAAGTAGTCTCAAGGATACAAAATGGAGAAATACCAAGAGACGACGATTCAGTTGACTTAGCTGATGATGTTTTTGCTAAAAAAATTATTGATAGAGTAGCTAAATTAAAATCCAAAAACCAATCAAGAACAACTTCAAAAGGTGATTATAGAACCATAAAGAGAATAGATGTAAAGGATAAAGAGTCTGTAGCATCAAGAATATTAGAAAGAAAATTTGGTAGACTAGAAGATTATATAGAACTTCATATATACAACCAAAAAGGAACACTACTAAAATCCATAGAAAATTTTACAGGTTATTCTCCTAACCCAGTTCAATCAACTACTAATGCTAGTGAAGATTTAGTAAATTCTTTTAATATATCCCCTAATGAAGTATTACAAGATTTTGGATACAATTATGGTAAATTTACATTAATTTTAAATATTCAAAGACACAAGATTTTTAATACATTTGCTAGATTATTTACAATTAAAGAAATAAGCTCAGACAGAACAGAATTAAGAGTTATATCTACTAAAGTAACTAAAGATGAATTAAGAAGAGAAATACCTTATTTTGTAAATAGATTACATACATCCTCTTTCTTTAAAGATTTTATTCTTAATTTTGGTGCGAATAAATGTGTAGTAGGAATAAACGCAACATTTAAGGAACAAGCAGCAGAATTATTTATAAAATTATATGAACCTTTAGAAAGTTCAATAAAAAAAGGAACATCATTTAGAATAGTAGATGATCTAGCAGATCCTATAGAATTAAAAATAGATTTAGGAGAACCAGAAGTTTTAGAGAGAGATGAATTTTTAAGAGGACCAAACTTTAAAATAGATACAAGATTACTTAATAGTGTACCTTCTGAATACAAAACTCTAGATACAGCTTTAGAATATAGTTTAACTTCTTCTTATAGTCATTTACTTCAACAACTTGAAAATTACGAAACCCCTAATGTCCAATATGATTATATAAGACCAATAACAGATACAGGTTCTTTAGAAGTAGCTTATCATTTTGATAATTTTGTACATTTTGGTAGCGCAACAGAACGTTTAAAAAACTTTAAATATAAATTAGAATTAATAGAATTATATGATGCTCAAGTAGCAGATATAGAAACAATAACAGGGCCCACATCTGAAAGTGTTGTTGTAAAACAAAATAAAGAAGCAATATTATCTAAAAAACAAGACTTAATAAAAGGATTTGATGGGTATGAAAGATACATGTATTTTGAGGATGGGATCTATACATGGCCTAAAATGAATTCAACTCCTCCTTATACTTTATATCCTACTACTTCGTCTCAAGCAGAATTATGGTATGGGGATAGTAGAGATGTATATTCTAATTACGGAGGACAGTTATTATCTGCCTCTTTATTTGATAGACAAAATCCCCACTCTTTAACAAACTTAATACCAGAACATATAGCAAATAATACAAATAATGAACAATATAGTTTATTTGTAAATATGGTGGGCCAACATTTTGATCAGTTATGGACTTATATACATCATATTACAAAACAAAAAGATACACACCACAAATATGGAGTATCTAAGAATTTAGTATATACTGCTTTAAAAAGTTTAGGTGTAGAAACATTTGATCAGTTTGAAAATGCAAATTTAATAGAATACATTTTAGGAGAGGGGAGTCAAGGAAGTCCTTTTTATGATACTCCTGCTAATCAAACATTAGTAACTTCTTCAAATGAAGGTTCAATACCTAAAGGAGATATTACAAAAGAAGTTTGGAAAAGACTTTATCATAATGCACCATATCTTTTAAAAACAAAAGGAACAGAAAGAGGAATTAGAGCATTAATAAATTGTTATGGTTTACCTACAACTATATTAAATGTTAAAGAATATGGTGGGCCTGTAAAAGACATGACTGGATATAAAACTTTCAGTTACGAAAAAAGTGCATATAGCCTTCAAGGATATTCAGGTACTACTGATGGTTATTTTATAAAAACACCATGGTCCTCTTCTACAACAGATGGTTTTTCAGCTTCAGCTAAAACAGTAGAATTTAGAATAAAACCCCATAGATCATTAACAACTTATCCTTTATTTACTTTATCAGGATCTTCCCCTCAAAACGATCCTATTTTAACATTAACCCCTTATAATAGTACCACAGATATTTCATCTTCAGGAGATAATGATCAATATGGTAAATTAGATTTATACTTAAATGGCGCAATAGCAGCTTCAACAACCAATTTCCCTGTTTATAATGGGGATTTCTGGAATATTTTTATATCAACTCAAGGAACTTCAGGTAGTAGTGATAATGTTAAATTTGGGGCGTATCGTTCAAATTTCTTAAAAAATGTCTTAAATTATACTTCTAGTGTTTTAATAGGAGAACAAACCAGATCTTTATCTTTTGGAGACCCTTATTATGGGGGAAATAATTTTGGTGGAGCACTTAATGCATATATTGGGGGAGTACCTAATAATGGAGCATCTGCTTATAGCCCTATAAATGATTTACATTATTCAGGTTCTCTTCAAGAAATCAGATATCATTTTGGAGAAGAATTATCTCATGATACTCTTAAAAAACACGCACTTGAACCTTTTATGTATTCAGGTAATACTATTTCTTCTTCTTTTGATAATTTAGTATTTAGATTACCTTTAGGAAGCAATAATATATTAACTTATAGTAGTGGAAGTTATCACCCAAAACAACGTGTAGAATATTTTACAGATGCAAGTATAACATCTAATATATCAACATATGAAAAATGGGAACCATATGATGAAACACATCATTTACCAACACCAGACACTGTAGGTGCTTCTATGACAAGTGAAAAAACAAGAATAGATGAAGGAACCATAGATGATGATATTTTATCTATTAATATAAGATCTGAGACTTCAACTTTAGATAGACAAGCACAAGATTATGAAGATTTAGGAGTATTTTTCTCACCACAAAATGAAATAAACGAAGATATAATATATACTTTAGGAGCTTTTAGATTAGATGACTATATAGGTTCACCTTTACCATCAGCTCAAACATCTTCTAATTATACTGATTTATCAACTTTAAGAGATACTTACTTCCAAAAATACAAAAATAGTGAAAGATATAACATTTGGGATTATACAAAATTAATTCAATATATAGATCATACATTATTTAAAATAATAGAACAACATGTTCCTGCAAAAGCAAACCTAAAAACAGGTTTATTAATTGAACCTCATTATTTAGAAAGAAATAAATTTGCTAGATCTTTACCAACAACAGATGAATACCAAACAATGGTAACAGATTCTCATCAACATTTTAGATTTGGATTAGGTCCTTTATATAAAGACCCAACAGCAGAATATATTTTAACAGAAGGAAGAATACCAATATCTACAGAAGATGGTGTTATATTAGACGAACCACAATATGGTGCACAAGCACCTATAAACCCTGTTGTAACTACAGGTACTCCATCACATTATAAACCTTATGTATCTAGTGTTTTATTAGGAAATTGTACAAAAGCTAAATATTCTAGTATTTATTTCCGAAGTTTACAATTAGGTAAAGAAACAGATTATTAATAAATGGCCTTACCAAATCCATATCCCCGAAATTACGCTCCTCAACCTAGACGAAGTCGAGTAGCCCATCTACCAGGACAACAAGAAACAGACAAAGTTAAAAGTGGAGACGATTATACTTTTGAATTCGAAGACAGTTTATTATCATATAAAGGGCATGTAAATATTCGTTTAGATGGAGCTGAACTAACAGGGATGCGTGTAAACAAATATAGTCCATTAGGGGAAAGAAGAGAATATGGGGGACATAAAAACCCTAATATAGAACATTTAGTACCTATTTATAGAGATTGGGGAGGAGATATAAATTTAGATAAAAACCCCGTAGTACAAACATATACTACTTCAATATTTTTTGGTACATCTTTAGCAGGTTATCAAGAAGATACAAGATACCCTAATGTAGGACCTGATTTTTCTTATATTTTTATAACAAAAATTTTCACTTTTAACCCAGAAACAGATGAATATTTTATTACGGAATTATTAGGGGATGAAGATCCAGTATTTGAAAGAACCTTAAAACAAGATTTATCTTATGCAAATAAATTTTCTTTAAGAATATTAGATGAAGGAGTAGAGAACGACTTAAAACAAGAATACAATATCCATTTTAATGCAGGAATGTTTTCTTTAATAGGAACTTATGTTACATGTTCAGAATCTCCTTATAGTATGGAAATGCAATTAACAACACAATATGTAGCTAAAGACCAAATGTATAATTATTACGGAACACGTTACAACAGATATCATGATAAAATCCCAACACAAGGAGCTGTTTCTTTTAGATATAATTCAGGAAATCATGAGGAAATAACAGGATCTTTTACAATAGCAAATAATGTAGACACTTGGTGGTGGAGAAGACCCCAAACAAATTCGTTTTTTAATGGCCCTTCTAATGCTGGACAGAATTCTTCTTCAGGTCATACTGAATTAACTAAATTACAATTTAATACTGATGGAGTTGATAGTTTATATAATTTCTTTGAAAGATTAATGGATAATCCTGGTGATTTTGATGATCCTGTAGAAGCTGAAACTTTTGGTACACCTCCTGCTAAAAAAGACTTACACATAATGACTTTTAACGAAGCAAAAGGTTGCGTAAAACAAATACAAACAGAATTAAAATATGCTAAAAATACACTACAACCTTTAAGACATTTTGGGAGTATCTCATTATCACCAGGAAAATTAGTCCCATTACCAGGAGTACATTTAGGTGAGTCTCCTTCACATGGATCTGTTGGAATAAATGCTTCTATAACATCTCCTTCATTTACTGAATTTACTGTACAAACAGCTTACGATTCTGCATTACCCGGACTATATACCCATTATAATTGGTTAGTTGGGGGCGATGGCCCTGAAGGAGCAGCTGAATATTATGCACCAGGAACTTCAGATCCTATAACAGGTAGTGGTAATCTTGATTATTCTCCAAAATTAAGTTCTTTTACAATTTCTAAACTAGAAAAAAGAAATAATGTAATTATGGCGGATATAAATAAAATAAATGATTTATTTGATGGTGTAGGAGGAAAAGGATTTGTTTGTATACCTGAAAATTTACATCCTACTATTAAAAGTAATTTAGACTATTTCTTGAAAAAAGCAGAATTAATAGAATCAGGTCCAGATAATAAAATGGTAGGTGAAGTTACAACAGGAGGAGGAATAGGTAGAATAATAAGAAAGGCAAGATTATGGAAAGGAGGTCATCTTTGGAAAAAACGACCTGGTACATCATAATAATTAAATAAAAAATCAATACTTCTAAAAAAAACATATATTTATAATAAAATAAAATAAAATGGGATACTTAGACAATACAGTAATAACAGTAGACGCAATCTTAACAAAAAGAGGACGTGAACTACTTGCAAGAAATGATGGTTCATTTAAAGTAACACAATTCGCATTAGCTGATGACGAAATAGATTATACTTTATTTAATGAAGACCATCCTAATGGCTCACAATATGCAGGTGAAGCAATAGAAAATATGCCGGTTTTAGAATCATTTCCGGATGAAAATAATATTATGATTCATAAATTAGTAACTCTACCAAGAGGAACATCTAAACTACCAGTAGTAACAGCTAATATATCAGCTGTCCAATTATCACTTGGATCTACTACACAAATCACTCCATCAACACTTAATTACTCAGGTTTATCTAACTTAACAGAACCAGGAGGATATTTCTTTACAATAGCAGATAGAAGACTATTTACAAGAGCTCATGGAGTAGGTGGTAAAGGAAGATGGAGAAGACCAAGATCATATTCCCCTACAGCTTTAAGTGAAACAGTAAGAGGAGCATCACTTTCTCTTACAGCAATTAATAGTACAGCTTTATTTGGTACTAATAATATGTTATTAACTACTGTTACTATAGAAGGAACAGATTCAGGAGCAAGAACAACTATACCCGTTAAAATAACTAAGAATGTAATAGCATCAAAATTCACTGGAGAAACAGGAGTAATGATAAGATAAAATAAAATTAAAAAATGGCAACAATAAATAGATACGGAGCTTCAGATGTAGTAATAAACACAGACAAAGCAACTACATCAACATGGAGTGATAATACAAATAATTTAACATCGGGAATGTATAATACATCTTCTATCCAAGCAGATACGACAGATGTAAATTCTCAAGGAAACTTCTTTGTTGAAGTATATCATCAACCTACTTCTTCTTTAAGTTCATCTGTACAATTTTCTATATCCTTTGGCCATAAAGCAGGATCAGGTTCTAAAGACTTTACTAATGATACAGGTTCTTTTGGGTTTAGTCCTTCAAAATGTATTTACAACCAATATAGACAATTAGTTTATGGAGATGAAACACAAAACTTTACATTTGGTTCTCAAGGATTTGATCCAGATGCAATTTATGTTATTAATGTAAATAGAGCTAGATATAGACATAATTTAAAACCAGGATCACTTAATTTATGGTTAACAGCTGGTGGTAAGTATCTACACCTAACAGATGATTCTGTAACAATGACTGGTTCCGCAGTTATTACAAACGTAGGAAGACAATTCAATATAGTATCAGGATCTGATGGTGTTCAACTAGGAACTTCAAATATATATGTAACAAATAGTGGTTCATATGGGTTATTTTATCCAGATGCTGGATTTATAGTATTAAACCCAAGCGCTGTTGGACATACTCTTTCTGGTTTACTTCCAGGAGCAGGTGCTAATACGAATGAAAAAAATATTGAAAAACTACTTAATGGAATGGCTGATGTTGGTCATTTTATTTGCGATAGTGAAGAAAAAGTTACTTCTCAATATTATTTTACAAGAGTAAAAAACTTTGAATTCAATTATACTACTAATACTTCTTTTATGGATGATGAGGGTAATTTAAATACAACTTCTATGATCGATATGCCTAGAGTTTATATTACAACAGTAGGTTTATATAACGATGAAGGAGATTTATTAGCTACTGCAAAATTAAGTCAACCAATAGCTAAAGATTTTACGAAAGAAGCGCTCATTAGAGTTAAATTAGATTATTAAAATGCCCCTTGAATGTATTCAGTATACAAACAATTCACAGCTCAAGATATAGGGTTAGTACCCTTTAATGCGCATAAACAATATACTTTTAATTCATCTTCTGTATCATCAAATCAAATAACATCTTTTGATGGAACTTGGTCTTCTGCCTCTATAGATTCTTTTAGTTCAGGAGCAACAGATCATGGATATTTTATTAATGATTATGGAAATTCTTTAAAGTATTTTCAATTAGATCATCTTTATTATAAAGATCATAAAAGAGATCTTAATAATAAATTAGGTTATACTCATTACTTAAAACACAAAAGAGAATTATATAAAAACGTAAAAGTAATATCAATACCTACGGGACTATATGGTTATCAAATAAAACCATCTACTTTTTATTTATCTGCTAGTAATAATAGTGATGGATATTTAGGATTAGGAAACGAACAACCATATTTTGAAATAGAAGATGACTCAAAAGGCAACCTTATTATTAAAGGCACATCTCTAACAGACCCCACAAATGGGGATTATAATACAGATGTTAGATCAAATATTCTTAGAATAGGACCTGAAAAAGGATTTAAAAAATATGATTTAAATACTATAAATGATGAATTTGAAGCAGGTATTTGGTATAGAAGAGGAAAGAAAAGAGTAAATGAAAGATCAAGCTATTCTACTCCAGACATCGATGCGGGAATTCAATTAGATGACAGTTATAATTTTAATATAATTAATTATCAAAATGTTACCTTTTCTGAAGTAACATTAAATGGAGGAGCATATTCTAGTATAAATTTTGATGGAAGATCAAGTATAACTATAGAAAATGATGAAAAATTTAATTTTCAAAGAGGAGAAGATTTCACAATAAATTTATGGGCCCAAGTAGATAATACTAATTTAGGACCTCCTATATACTTAATATCTAAAAGATCCACACAAACAGTTGTCCCCTCTCCTATTACAGGTAAAGCTTTACCTTATAACCCTGATATAACAGGAGCCTTACAACCTATGGATGTTCCTTCAAGCCCACAATTTCCTTTTGAGATTTATGTTCAAAATAATCCAACATCAGTACCTTGTGTATTTTTTGGAAGATCAGATGGTAATCTTACAACAACAGTAAGTGCTTCATTTACTACAGGTTCATTAGAACATATAACATGTAGATATTCTGCCTCTCAAATGGATGTATTTATTAATGGAATAGCATCAGGTACAAGTAGAGCAGATGGTACAAAACATGAAACTAGAAATAATGCTAATCTTTATATAGGTAATAGAGGAGGATTAAAAACACGAAAAGACCATATAGGTACTTATTTAACAGGAGCTTTAAGCCAAATAAATATATATGATGATCCTTTATCAAATACCCAAGTATTAAACCATTATAGTAGTAGTAATGGTTCTCCTTATTTAGGAAATTGTTTTTATGAAACAGGAATAGTTACTATTACTCACCCAAACTATCAAAGTTTAAACTTTGACAAATTAGGGTACAATATAAATAATGTAACTTATATAACAGCTTCAGACATATCTTCACAAGAAGCTAATGCAACAGATGTATTTTTCAAACCAGATGGAACAAAAATGTATATATCTGGTCTTGATAAAGATGGTATAACTCAATATGATTTATCTGTTCCTTGGAATATAAACACAGCAACCCATGTAAGTACACTTAATCTAAATTGGCGTACAAATAATACAAGATTTGAAGGAGTACATTTTAACCATGATGGAACTAAATTATATACTGTAGGGATAGATCCAGGAGATTTTGTATACGAAGTACAACTAACTGAACCTTGGCAAGCATATCCAGCATACACAGGATCTATTGTATCTGCAAGTGTTGCAGCCCAAGATAATACTATGCAAGGTTTATATTTTAAATCTGATGGAACTTCTGCTTACCTTATAGGTTCTACAGGAGACCAAATGTATCAATATACTTTATCAACAGCTTGGGATGTAACTACTATGACTCATGTTGGTACTTCTGCTGTTGGTGGTAGTACTTTAGGAGGAGGTAGCCCTAGAGGATTATGGTTTAGACCTGATGGAAAAGCAGTTTTTGTAGTAGAAAACACAGGAGTTACAGACAAAATAGAAGAATATACTTTATCAACAGCTTGGGATATTACAACAGTATCATCTTCCCCATCTAGAGAAGTAACAATAACAGCCCAAGATGCTAATCCTGTGGGGGTATATATTACTTCTAATGGGGATACTATGTTTACTGTAGGAAGAAGTAATGATAATGTGTACGAATATAGATTAGGTTATAATAGTGGTCTTAGTATAAATTTTCAAGGGTCTCATTTAATTTATGAAAATGAATATCAATGTACTGTTGAGGAATATGAATATAATGACACAATGAATGTTTCTGCAAGATATTATAAACATAATAATTGTCCAGATTTAGCTACTTGGGCAACAGGATCACTTTTTAAACCTTATGTTACAACTGTAGGTCTTTATAATGATGATGGAGATCTATTAGTAGTAGGTAAACTTGGTCAACCAGTAAGAATGTCAGATGAAACTGACACTACTTTTGTACTTCGTTGGGATTCCTAAAATTTTTTTCATACATTTATTATTATGTGGTATTATCAAGAAAAAACAATTAATGAAATCGTTGACCTCCCTGAAGGGGCATTCGGTTTTATTTATCAAACAACTCATTTACCAACTGGAAAAAAGTACATTGGTAAAAAGTCTTTAATTTATAATTTAAAGAAAAAATTAGGTAAAAAAGAAAAAGCACTTTGGGAAGGAAAAGGTCGTCCTCCTGTATACAAACAGGTACAAAAAGAAAGCGATTGGAAAACTTACTATGGTTCGCACAGTTTTATAAAGGAAGCAAATAAAGAAGACTTAGAAAGAAAAATCCTACAAGTGGCTTTTAATAAAAAAGAACTTACATACTTAGAATGTAAGTATCAATTTATGTTAGAAGTTTTAGAAGATAAAAAATACCTTAATGATAATATATTAGGTAAATTT